GCAAGCACTAGGTGCTGAATTAGTATCTAAAGACTTCATCCGTAGAGAACTTCCTTGGTCCGTTAACGTTACTTTGGAAGAACAACGAATTGAAATTGAAAAGATGCGTTCTAATTTGACCGCTGCTATTACAGCAACTGCGCAAGCAATTCCTGCTATGGCTGCACAAGGTCAAGATCCATCACCAATGATTAAAAACATTGCTGATGTTATTACGCGTACACGTAACGGGGAGAGCATAGAGAATGCTGCGTTGGCCGTATTTACTCCTCCTGCACCTACTCCGCAGGAGCAACAAATGGCACAAGCGCAGTCTGGTATAGTTCCACCAGGTTCACAAGCCCCAGTAGAGCAGGCTCCCCTGTCCCCAGCCACTCCTGGATCCGCTTCTGGTGGAACTCCACAACAAGGAGCGCCAGATCTAATGACGATTTTAGCAGGTTTACAAGCACAAGCATAATTAAGTAGGGGACAATGACTGCAATCGTAGGGATTCAAGGCAAAGGTTGGGCTGTTTTAGCAGCAGACTCAATGACTACATATACAGATAGACCTTATGTAGCCAAAGGATGCGACAAAATAGTTAAAGTTGGTGAATATTTAGTAGCAGTTGCAGGTGATGCAACCGCTGGTGATGTAATTTATAACCTATGGCAACCACCTAAAGTAATTAAAACGCAAGAACCTGACCGTTTTATGATGATTAGGGTACTTCCTTCTATAAGACAAGTGCTTACAGAGGCAGGTTATGACCCTAATCCAAAGATTAAGAGCGATGATGATGCTGGATGGGACGCATTGATCTGCTTTAATGGAAAAGTATACCAAGTTACTGATGATTTTGGGTATATGCGTGATGATAAAGGTTTGTATGGTATTGGTTCTGGTGGATCTATAGCCCTTGGTGCGTTAGCAGTGATGGATACAGAGACAAAGACACATGCCAAAGCAGCAAGTGCTGCTAAAAAAGCAATTAATGTTGCTATTCAGTATAACGTATGGTGCGGTGGACCCGTAAACGTTAAAACACAATTTACTAAGTAGGAGATATAATGTCAATTAATGAAGTTGTAAGTGGAGTTGGTAAGGACGCAAAGCGTACCGACAAAAATATTTCTGAAAGAGTAGCAAAGATCCAAAGAGAAGCAAAGATTGAAAATGCTACTGGCGGAACTTATAGCCAAGCAACTCAATTACAAAACATAGCCTCAGGTGCTTCTACTGAAGTGCCTCAAGCAGCAATTAATCCTACTCAAGCAAACATTGTTACACCTAGAGTAGATACATCATTTTTTACAGAACAGAATCCTAATCCAAGTTTTATTACAGATGGTGCTCCAGGAAATACCCCTGGCCGTCAGCCAGAAGAGTTACCTGCTCCTATTGATGCCCCTGATAATAATGCTCTTATAGCACGTGCTATGTTCTTGGCAGATCCTACGCCTCAAAATCGTAGACTTATGGAATCATTTATTCAAGAAGGTCGTTAATGGTCGATCCATTACTACAGTCTTGGACTAAACAAAAGTATACAAGCCTATTTGACATAGACCCTGTATCGAGCAATTTACCTAATATGGTAGATCAGAAACTCTCAGGTCTAGATCAAGCCACAATACAGAATTTTAATTCGCTTGTAAAAATGTTTCCAAATCAGAGCAAAGATTATTTAATCAGTGCTGCTAAAATTGGACTTAATTCATCTACTAAAGGCATTGAGAAACTATCAACCAACGATGGTATTGCTCAGTTAAAGCAAGATTTAATTAACGTTGATAATATCAAGAGTCAAGCAGATAAAGACAAAGGTTTTAGAGAAAGCATCTATGGTGTTCTAAAAGGAGCATCTCGTGTAACATTTGCTACTCTACAAGCACCTTATCAATATCTAACTACAGTTGGTCGCGATCTTTATAGCCTAGGCAAAAAGGATAGTGTTGGCCTTACAGGTGTTTTAAAAAACGTAAACTTAGCAAATATGTTTATGGGGGATACAACAAATCTAGGTCAACTTATGCAGGCTACTGCTGGAGTTGTATCTGGTAAAGGACCTATTGATACAGGTTCAGGTTTCTTTGTTAGCCCTGAAAGTAAAGTTGGTGCTGGACAGGCTAAGGCTATGTCTGCTTATGGCCGTGTAAATGGTAAATCATTTACTTTAGGTCGTGCAGCATTAAATAGTTTAGGTGCAGATCCAAACAGTACACCATATCGTGTAATGTCTGGCATTATTGATGCTACGCTTTCAGTAGGTACTGATCCTTCAATGTGGTTTGGTCCTGGTTCCGTAACCAAGATTATTAAAGGTGGAAAAGAACTTTCTGCAGCAAAAGGTGCTGCCCAAGCAGTTCTAGATGAAGCAGATGCTGCTAAGATAAATGAAATTAAGAATCTTACAAAAGAAGAAAAAGCCTTAATTAAAGAACGTAATGGCGCTGAAAAGAAAATTCGCCGTACTATAGATAATACCTATCTAAAGGCAGATAGAGATTTAACAAGAACTGCTCAATCTAAATCTAATGCAGTTATTAATAAACTAGAAAAAGCATTAACATTTGGTATTGGTCGTGGAGAAAAAGTAGCAGGAGATCCTGATACAGTAGCGGCAATTGCAGATGGAAGCATTGGCGACTTTGTAGTTAAGAGTATTGCTGAGAAGAAGCCAGAAGGCGTAGTTGATTCTATAGCCCAATTAGAAGCAGATTATATCAACACTGGTAAAACATTTACTGGTCTTTATCTAGAAGAGGCTCCTGAGGCTGGCAAATTACAATTTGGTGCTTTTGACAATGGTGAGTATATTGTTACTGCATCAGCAAAAGAACCTTTAGAATTATATGATCTTTCACGTACCTACAAGGGCGTAACGATGGAAGAACGTGGTATTGAGTTAGAGCGTCGTACCAATTTCTGGAATGACTTACAATTAAGATTACAGGAAAATATCTCAGACGAACTAAGAACTGTATTAACTAAATACATTCAAAAGGGTGCTGATGGTAAGAATGCTATTCAAGCATCTGTAGATGATATTGTTTTTGATGGTGGAGCAGAAAGCGTTTCTACTTTAATTGGTAGAGCAGTAGCCACTAAAAATGAAGAATTGATTAATCTTGTAGAAGATGCTGTTAAGAACCAATGGATTGCTGATGGTTATAGCAATGTCCGTGCTATCAATGGTGGTATGGGTGGAGTTGTAATCACTAATGGTGCTAAAGTTGGAGCACGCCGAGTAGGCGTTACAGATGTTATTACATCATTATCTGGCAAAGCAGAAATGAGTACTGCACTTGGTGCTAAGTTAGTTGCTTCAATTAAAGATGCTCAACAAGAGATTCTAGAAGCAAGTACTGCATTAGATAATGCTAAGGCTGCTAAAGCAGGAATTGATGGTAAGTTAAAAGAGATTGAAATCTTGCGTGATTATGCCGCACAAGATCCAGAACTAGTTGCTCAAATAATGAATGATCCTGAGAACATTGGGATTGCTAAGTTATTAGACCTAGAGATGGATATTGCAGATACTCAATACTTAAAAGAGTTTTATAGATCTGAAGTTGGAATAACTGATGGTTTTGGTGGAGCAGTTAAAGGTGATCTTAATAAGGCCGCTACATATTTACTAGGAAAGCGCTTTGCTCAGATTGCAGAAATCGTAGCGAATGAAACAGACTTCTCTAGATTACATCGTTTATTTGGTCGTAAACTAGATGTTGAAATGACCCAAGAATTAGTTGCTGCTACTACAGTTGATGAAGTAATATCTATATTCTTAAAGCATTTAGCAGCACCTACATCTGATCCTAAGGTATTCCGCTCTCTTACTTTAAAAGCAGAAGCAGCAAAAATGGCCAACAGCCCAATATTCAAGGTTGTTCCTCCAGTTGCTCAGAAAGCAATTGCTCAAGTAGAGCGTATTGAAAAGGGATTTGGTCGTTATTTTACACAGTCTGTAGTATTACCTCTTGATGATATTGATAGACTTGTTAATGGTATGGAAGACTGGATGTCATCTGCCGGAATTCCTGATGAGATTATATCTACTACTATCAATAGAATTACATCTGCTACATCTTTAGAACAACGTTCTGGTATAGTATTTCAAG